ATCAAATTCTGCGTTTATTTGTTGGTTGATATATTCTAGTTCATCCTTGGTATTAAATTCCTTCCTTTGATTGTACCTTGCTTGCATATTCTCCCAATAACTGGCGTACACCATATCTTCAAAGTTCTCCCTATCTTTTATTCCTACTAGTTGAGCTAATCGCTCATTCAATTGTTCTGTGTAGCCAAAGTCATAATTATACTCTCTTACTTTCTTAGCCTTCAATTTCTCATATGTATGTTGATAATAATCTGTTGAGATACTGGCATTATTCATTATTCTAGCTGCTTCTGCTCTGCATGCATATGCCATGATCATAAACACATCTATATCTGGGTAATTGATCTCATAGCTAATTGCTTGATCTATCAAATACTTCACACGTTGTTTTGCAGTATAATTTTTCGTTTTAATAGCATATTTTGATAATGTGAACAACTTCTTAGGGTCACGTGTGAGTGTTATACGTTCTGTAGTTGTAGGATCAACATACCATGCTCTGAGACTACAGAACTTGAAGGAATTAGGTCCACCTATTTCCAGAAATTTGCATATTTGTCCTAACCCTCCTTGTCTATCATCAATGTCCTCGTATTTTCCTGTTGGCTTGGAAAGGAAATAGGTTTGATATATGGACTTGATAAAATCATCAGGTATTGTCTCATTGTATAGAACTGAAAAATCATCACCTTTTGAAAACAATACGTAATCTTGGCCATATACCAATCCGGACATATCATTAGCAAATTTGTTATAAAGTGCCATACGTATAGTGTTTGCTAATGTAGTATCACAGTCCCCAGAAAATACTGTTCCTAATACCTTGTATGATAGATATGTCTTAGGTTTTCCGTTGACGTGATACTTTACATCCATTGTTTTGTAGTGGAGTTGAGAGTATTTCATGAAATCTTCTTTTGGTACATGGTACACCTTATCTGCTACTCTCTTATATATATATCTATCTACTGCTTTTAATGCTACATCTTGCGAATTGTCAAATGCAGATCCATCTCCTTCCACTACCTTGGTAAATCCCATGGCAAGATATCGATTTATATCCTCTGCCATTTCTGTCAAATTCTTGCCTCCACAGTAACCTGGTAATTTGTGTGCTGCTATTTCTTCAAGCTGCCAAGTTACTGGTCCCATTGTATATTTAATCCTCTGTGGTATTGAACAAACCATTCTGGGTTTACCGTCTATAGGCTGTAGTTCTGCTTTTACTATTGCTTCATAATGTTCAGTTAGTATTCTTGCTTTCTCTTGGGATGTGTATGTGACTTCAAATATAGGTGCTTTTTGATAGTACAGCCTTATGGGGTCAATGGCCCTTTGTTTTTGTGCTGGTAAATGAGAATACCATTGAGCCTCATTATAAGAGAAATCATCTAAATCTTCACCTAGATATTTTTCTATTTGGTCTATTGCATATTCATAAAATTGTTTTGCTATCTTGGAGTTAGGAGCTGGGGCTGTTTTCATTTGTCGTTTAGCTGCTGCAAATAGTGTTTGTTTGTTCTTCCCATACATCATAACTTCGTCTTTTACATTGTCATGTTTACACCCCAGTAGTTTTTCAAATCCTATTTTTCTAGGTGCATCATCCTTTATGGCACAAACTGGTATGTTGTTTATTGTGTCTCCATAGTATTGATAAGTTTTTGGCATTGTCTCATTAAATTCATAAACTTCAGGATGTACAGTCTGTGCTAATTGTTGTAGTTCCTTATCATTTAAATGTATCAATAACCTAGGGAATCCTCCAGCACTGGGTTCTTTTATGAATCGATCTTCTTCTTCTATTAGTAAACCCAGTTTACAATATGTCTGAAGGATTGGGATATCTTCATCAATTATTGCTGATTTAGGGATTTC